TAGACTTGGCATATGCAGGGCCAGATGCGTTTAAGCAATATTCAGGTCGCGGTATGTCTACTGGTGATCCAGAGTTTGACGCGTTCATGGCTAGAGCTAGAAATGATGCGCAGTTTGCAAGCATAATTGATAGCCCACAGACTATGCGGAACATCTTTAACATGTATAAACAGCAGCGCGCAGCGCAAGCAGGGATGTAATGCCACGCACACGCCAAGAAAAAATCGACGCAGCTAAAAAGCGCCACGGTTTTACGGCGATAAACAAACCGCGCCGTGGTGGGCCTAAGAAGTTTGAGGTGCTTGCTGTGGATGGCGATCGGGTTAAAAAAATTAACTTTGGCGATCCAAAGATGAGCATTAAGAAAGATCAGCCTGCGCGCAAGAAGTCTTATTGCGCGCGCTCTGGCGGTATTAAGGGTAAAACAAGTAAACTAAGCGCCAACTACTGGTCGCGCAAAGCATGGGACTGCTAGATGGCACTTACAACCTATGATGAATTAAAAGCAAGCATTGCGGATTTTCTGAACCGCGATGATTTAACGTCTGTTATTCCTGATTTTATTTCGTTGGCTGAGGCTGACATGAATAGAGGCTTGCGTCACTGGCGTCAGGAAAAGCGCAGCACGGCAGAGATTGACACGCAGTACAGTGCAATGCCTGCTGACTTTCTTGAGGTGATTAGCTTTCACATTAGCTCTGGCGATTATCGCAGCTTAGAGTTAGTCAGCAAGGCGCAAATGCAAGATCGTCGGTATAAGTCTGGCGACACATCTGGCAAGCCTGCGTTTTACGCGATTACTGCTGGTGAGATTGAAGTTTACCCAACGCCTGATGGGACGTACAACGCAGAGCTTTACTACTACTCACGGATTACTGCGTTGTCTGACAGTGATACGTCAAACTGGGTTTTGGAGTATTTCCCTGACGCGTATTTGTATGGTGCGCTTGTGCATTCTAGCCCTTATCTTAAAGAGGATGAGCGCACTCAGGTGTGGGCATCGTTGTACGCAAACGCGATCAGTGCTATAAATGCGGAAAGCGAAAAGTCTAAATTTGGCGGTTCAGGACGCCGCATGCGTATTCGCAGCTATTAACGCCTGCCATGATTAGGGTGGAAGCCGTACTTGGCTTCTGCCTCTTTCCTTGCAGTGATAGCATCATTTTTATCCGCAAAACTTCCAAGGTGTACTAGCCTTCCATTAGCAGATATTGTGCATACCCATCTGCATGTTTTTTTAACAAAGTAAACCCCTGTGTAGCCGCTACTGTTGTCGCTTCTAATCGCTCTGTTCATGTTGTTTTCTTTGCTGCTGACAGCTCGCAAATTTGAAATTCTATTGTCACTTCTAATTCCATTGATGTGGTCAATTTGGTTAATTGGGGCCGCTCCATAAAACATTGTCCATATAATGCGGTGAGCAGAGTACACTTTTTTAAAAATCAATCCATTGCGATACCCTTTGCCATCGTCAGCGGTAAACGCTTCCTTTCCCGCAAGTCTGCTATTCCATTGTACACAAGCATGTTTTGCGCTTCTTTTTTCTGTTGTATTAAAGAAGGAAATATCGCGCTCTTTCCAATACAGTTTTCCTGTGTCTGGTTCATAGCGAAGCAGTTGACGTAATAGTTCTGGGGATGGTAGTTCTTTTTTAGACATTTCGGCCTCCTTATTAGGCTGTCTTGGTTAGAAACTCGCCAGTGTTGCTGCATTGGCGGGTTTCGTATATAGTGGCATAGAACGTTCACAAATTCAATGGAGGCGGCGTTGTCCCTATCCAATACCTTTGAAACACACACGCTGAATTACCTGTTTACAGCCACTTCAGTCACGCGGCCCACAGCTTGGTATGTTGCGCTGTTTACGAGCGATCCAGCAGAAGATGCGTCAGGCACAGAAGTATCTGGCGGTGCATATGCGCGTCAGAGCGTGACTTTCACAGTGTCAGGCAATACTGCGTCTAACTCTGCTGCGGTTGAGTTTCCCACTGCAACTGCCTCGTATGGCACAGTCACTCACATCGGTGTTTATGATGCATCATCTGGTGGCAACTTGATTGCTTATGCAGCGTTGACTACAAGCAAAGCGATTGACACGGGCGATGTACTTAGGCTCCCAGCATCTGACCTAGATATAACTATGGATTAAGCCTATGGCTGACACCACATACAGAACAGGCTTTGGCACTGGTGCATTCGGTGTCAGGGCTTATGGCGTTGATGGTGTCTTAAAAGATGGTGAGGCCATTGTTATTGGCGTCACATCAACGGCTGCTGCAAATGTTCGCGTCAGGCTGACTGGCGCGATTGCTGTTTCTAGCTCTAGCAACGCCTCAGACGCGCAGAGAGTGCGTGAAGCAAGCGCGACTGCCTCAGTATCCGCGACAGGCTCTTGCAGCGCCCAGAGAGTGCGTGAGAGCGATGCTGCCGTATCTGCAAGCGCAGCAACTAGCGCAGCCTGTGAGCGCGTGCGTGAACAAAGCGCGGCTGTTAGCATTGCAGTAAGTAATACTGGCGATATAGAGCGCGTGCGTTTGGGTGCTGCTGCGGTTTCGTCTGCTGCGTCTGTTAGTGCAAATGCTGTGGTAGTCGTAAGCATTGCGCCAGTCGTGTCTGTCGTTACAACAAATGTTGCAACAGTGAACCGCGTGCAGTTCAGCGATGCTGCTATTAGCACTGCTTGCAGCACGACTTGTAATGCGATTGAAAAGTGGGAGCCTGAAGCAGGTGCGGCTGAGGTGTGGACAGATGTTGATCCTGCAACAGAAATATGGCAAGATGTAGCAAGCGTGACCGATACATGGTCTGCCATCTCCCCCACATCGGAAACATGGACAGGCGTATCGGCTGCAAGTGATACTTGGTCAGACGCCGCATAATGCTGAAGCATATGAAGCTGACGCCGCATAGGAGATAGACATGGCTGATACAACAACAACGACATATGGCTTAACTAAACCAGAGGTTGGCGCGTCCGAGGACACTTGGGGCGAGAAGATCAATACAAACTTTGACAGCATTGATGACATTCTTGATGGCACAACGTCTATCACAGGCTTATCACTAAGCGGCAACATTACTTTCGGCGACAACGACAAAGCCATCTTCGGCGCTGGGTCAGATTTGCAGATTTATCACGATGGGTCAGGCAGCTTTATTGATGAGCAAGGTACTGGTGGCCTTGTTATGCGTGGTACAAACCTATTTCTAAGAAACTCTGCTAACGAAAACTATCTTGGTGCTATAGCTGATGGGTCAGTAACGATTTATCACGACAATGCGCAAAAATTAGTAACCACCAGCACAGGTGTAGACATCACTGGGACTTTGACCAGCGATGGGCTGACTGTGGATGGGGATACCAACGGTGATCCATCGTTAGCGCACTTTTATAATATCAACACAGGAACAGCAGCAGAAGCGACTGCATACATTACAAATTCAGCCACCAAGGCTGACGGATTGTTTTTACAGCAACTTGGTTCTAGCTTTACTACTGTAGGGGGTTTTGTGCAAGATGGGTCTACTATAGGCTCTGGCACAGGTGCATCTGGTGGTTTGTCAATTATGACACGGGCCGCAGCCGATATGCGGTTTTATACAAATGGCCATACGAGTGAGAGATTAAGGATATCATCAGGCGGCGACATCAGCTTCTACGAGGACACAGGCACCACTGCAAAGTTCTTCTGGGATGCGAGTGCGGAGAGATTGGGAATTGGGACAAGTTCGCCTAGCCATAATCTTCATGTATCATCTTCTGGCGGCTCTACATTAGCACTTACAGCAGGTTCTACTGAAAATGCTCAAGTAAGGTTTGGTGACAGTTCTGACGATGATGCTGGCAAGATTAACTATGACAACAGCACCAATCATATGGCATTCCATACAAATGCGTCAGAACGCATGCGCATCGACAGCAGCGGTAATGTTGGGATTGGCACGAGTTCGCCTCAACAGATTTTGCATGTGTATGGGAACAGCCCAATAATTTACCTTGAGACGAGCGATAGTAGAGGTCAAGCATGGCAAATTAGGTCTACAAACGGAGCGACAGCAGCATCAGGCACTCTTTCATTTAGAGATGAGGCAGGCAACACTTGGTTAGATTTTGCAAATAATGGCGGGTCAAATCAAACAAAGTTTTACACTGGCGGCACAGAACGCATGCGCA